TGTTAAACCTATTCTCTATTTCTATTTTGCGCGTTACTTCGTCGTCTTCTTCTATGTCGTTAGCTAGGTATTCTACGCTTTTAATGTCGTCTTGTTTATGGCTTATTGACGTGTCCCAGATAATTTGACATTTTATTGTGTTAAGTAGGTAGCTTTTTATGCTATTTTCGTCCGTGTTTTCGGTATCTATGGTTAAGACATGAAGGTAAGCGTTATTTATGCACGTGTCAGCGTCTAACATTGAATAGCGGATATTTTTATAGCTGTGGTAATTTGTTAGAATGTAGTTTGTATACAGCCTAACTTCGTCGTAGTGTTCCGCTATGTATTTATCCAGCGTTTTCTTCATACCATGTTTTGAAATTAGCAAACCATTTCTTACGTTTGTCTGGATGACAGAAACACTCGTTATCCTTTACGCCCGTTTCTTTGACTTTGATAGCTTGAAGTTTGCGTAGGTGCATTTTTGACAAGCGTTCGGGGTTTATTTCTGCTAGTAGTCCGTTTATTTCTAGTAGTCCAGCTTCTGTAAGCATAAGTCAAGTATATAAGAACACAAACTAACGACACAAGCCGTAAAGAAACTACCAGTACAAACCAAAGTAAGCCAAAATCCTACGCATTTAGGACAGCCTAAAGCTGAATGAATAGTAATTGTAAGGCTATTAATAGGTAAAAGACTAAATAAGTAGTCGAAAGACATTTGTAAAGGCTCGAACTTAACAAACCACCATGTAAAAGCTATGTAAAAAATGTATTCCATTGGTTAAATTTTAATCAAACTTACGATTATAATCTAAACATTACTTTGAAAAGTTATTAACAATAAAAAAGCCACCCGTTAAGATGGCTTCAAAAAGAATATAAAGCAGTTCTAATGGTATGGTTTATATTACATTTGTTCGCGTAATAAGTATTCGTCTAGTTTTATGGCGGTGTTTAAACTTACGTCGTTACCTTGTAAGAATTTATCAATCTGGTATTGGTGAAATTTACCCGTTCGTGTTTTGATTTCTGTTACTACCTGGTTACGTGTTTTCGTCTTTAACACTTCCTTTAACTTATTACGTAAGTCTGTGTCGTTTACGTACATATTAAAAAGGTAAGTCGTCAATATCTGCTTTACTAATTGGTTCGCTTTGTACTGGTGCTATATAAGGCTCGCTAAATGAAGCCGAAAAGAAACTACCTGCTTTCCCTTGTTTTACCCATAACGCAACTTCCATTTCTTTGCCGTTTACGTTTACCTTTCCTTTGTAGTCTGGGTGGTTATCTGCTTTCTTGTTCGTGTTTTTGAAGATTGCCCCCGTGTTTAACTTGTTTTCCATTGTATATTTATTTAATTGTTTACGTTTAAAATGCTCCGCTGAATACTTGTGAAGCTATCATTGTCATTACTGCAATTATAATTATCGTTATGATTGTCATTCCGATTATTGCAATCGTTTTCTCTTTCATTGTTCTTGTTGTTTAAAGGTTTCGTTTTTTCTTCTCCAATGCCAAAATTTAAACGGACTAAATGCCTCATATTTATCCCCGTATTTATCTACATAGATATAGATTGTATCTAATAAATGTATGTTATCAGAATAGTGTTTAAATACCCTCGATTCACCATTCTTTTTCATTGTCAATCTACTTATTAGTTCTTTCATTATTTTTCTTTAAGGTTATTTACAAATTCTGAAAAATGTTCTGAGGTTGCACTTTTTGCTGACGTACCCCATCTATAAGCATTTCTTAAATCTGCCATACTATATTTATTCTGCTCCTCCATTGCTTTAGCTTGTTCGGACTTCATAATTATGAGAGTTGAAGCAGTTAAAATTGCATCAACTTCTTTTTTCAATGATTTATTTTTTTTTGCTAAATCAATATACATTTGCTGTTGGATTTTTATTTCATCTACCAACCATTCTACTGCTGTCTTCATTGTTCTTGTTGTTTACTTTAAAAATACCTTAAGTGTTCTGCCCTCGTCTTGTATCTGTATATCAACATCTTTAGCGTTGTAATTTACATACGCTCTCCCATTATATGGGTCTGAATGCTGTATAACTTCAACTCTATTTACTTCTTTGTATTTTTCTTTTAGTTCTAAAGCAACTCTTTTTGCAAATGCTAAACCAATCATTCTACCACGTATTTCTGCTCCGTGAAGAGTTTTTAAAGAGTCAACTTCATTGTCAATTCTTTCTATTAATTGTTCTACTGCTGTTTTCATTGTTCTTGTTGTTTAAAGGTTTCGTTTTTGATTCCTTCTAAAGCGGATAATACGCTACCTAAATATATTACATCTTTAAGTGATGATGCTTTACTTTGTAATTCTTCAAATTTTTCAATTGCCTTTTGTATTTTAGCATTACTCTGCTCTTCCTCCATTTCAATGGCTTGTTGGATTGTATTTCTGAAGTCGGGGGTACAATTTTCTATACCTCCAAAATGCTCATCAATCAACCACTCTACTGCTGTCTTCATTGTTCTTGTTGTTTAGTTTCAATTCGTTTTTTATACCCATTACAAATATCAAGAATGAAATCCATTCTATCTTCTTCAGAATCGAATCCAGTCATCATTTCATCTAATGCATATTTTAAAATGTTAACTTGTCTTTCAATGGATTCGTGTTGTTGATTTTTATATTCGTCTTTCAGTCGCTCCAAGTAAAGTACAAAGTCCATAGCTTCCTCTTGTGCGTGTGTAAGCCATTGTAACGTGCTTAAATCAGTTCTTTCTAGCGTTGTGTTATACTTGGTTATTCCTACTTGTGAACGTTCGTTAAAACGTGCCAAAACACGTAATACTATTTTATCTTCTATTTGCTGATTCATAAGAAATTTATTAAGGTGTTGTAATACTCTCGGCATAACTCCACGCGTTCTTTGATTGCTTCTATTACTTGTTCGTCTTTTTCTACTTTGAATACTTTAACGCGTCGGTTATCTGGTATGTGGTCAAAGTTATGGCGTCTTTGTACTTCGTCGCGTAGGTCTATGCTTTCTTCTAGTAGGTTTGCGTTCCAGTGTGCGCGTCTTACTTCGTCTTCGACCATTTCTTCGGGTGTATTAACCAAACAATAGCACAACAACGATTCTGTTTTATTCGTAAGTTCCATGTAACCTTGCAATTGATACCAGTAATCCTTTGTAGGTATTTCTGTAGCAAAAAATGGGAATGTAGTAGCGTCCCAACTTGACTTAACGTCTAGTAAAATTGTGTCCGTGTTTACGTCGGGCGTTCCAGTCATCCAATCGTTAGAAAAATGTTCTTCGTTTTTCCATGTAAAGCCTAAATCTAGAATGTCTGACACTAATTTGATAGCGTCATCTTCAACTAGTATACCTTTGTCGGTGTAACGGCTGTAGAATTGTTTATTAATTCCGTACTTGTCTTGGATAACTTGTTCTTCGATATACGTTTTAGCTGTTTGGCTTAATAACTCCCCCTTTGTGCGGGGGTTTGTCATTATCTTACCAATTGCAGAACATCTAATTTTAAAAGTATTCATCAGTAGATCCATTTTAAAAATTTACGAATAAGTCCTATTTCTTTTGTGTCTGTGTTTTTGAAGTTTTCACTAATTATTTTAGGCTGTAATTTAATTACTTTTTTAGCATTAACTTTAGGTTTGCTTTTATGTATTTCTGGATAACGTTCTGGATAGTATTTCATATTTCTTTCAGCTTGATAAACTCTAAATGCGTCTATTAATTTTTTTGAAACTGGTATTTTTTCATTCCATTGATAATCGCCGTTATTGTTAACATAGACAATATTATTTGATTTTAAAAATGCTCCCCATTGATTACTGACATTATATTTTCTTGTATATAAAGTAAGGCTACTTACATTATTATTATCTATTTCTTGCTTTAATTCAGTTACAAAATAAAGCCATTTGTTAGATGTACCTTTAAAAGATACCCTTGCTTTTCTATTTACCATGTTAGTTAAATTAAGTGTTTGTTGATTAGTATTCATAGCGCATTAATTAAATCGGTTTGACCTTCTGTTAAAGTGAACTTCGCTTCTAGTTCTTCACGTGTGTATTTACCCGCGTTAATAGCTTCGATAGCGCTTTGGAATCGTTTAGCGTCAATAGTAGGTAATTTCTTAACTTGTTCACCGCTTGCGTCCGTGTCTTTGTCGGTTACTAGTCCTAACATAGAACTGATAGCGTAACGACGTACGTAAGTAATAGCAGACCCCATAACTTGGAAGTCGTTCATACCTTTTAAAGCTACGTTCTGTGGTATAGCTGTGGTACTTTCGATTGTTTCGCCACTTTCTACGTGAAATAAACACGTAACTAAATTAGTGTCGTTAATCAACTGCGTGAATCCGAGTCCGTGTTTTTTTAGTAACGGATTAATAACGCTAAAGATTTTCGGCAAGTCTGAATAAGAATAGCCGTAACCTTGCGTAGCTTTGTGGATCACTGGTACTTCTTGTTGGAATGTTGCCAGCGCCTTAAATAGATTTTTCATAATAAATTAGTTTTTGTTTAGATGCAAATATAACACTTATTTTAATTCTGCACATTTTTTTTTGTAAATATTTATCAATTCTTTTAACTCATCAATAGTCCATTTTTTCGTAACGTGCGCCCGTTCTTGTAGTTCAAGTAGCTTTTGCGCCCCGATTCTCTTTTGTATTCCTATTTGGTAGTTAAGAAGGTTTCCACTTAAGAAGGTATTACACGCTTCGCATTGTAGATGTACGTTGTCTTCGTCAAAGCGAACGTTTGAATGTCCACCAGAACTAAAATAGTGGCCAGCATTTTTTTTCTTTGGTATAGTTTTACATGAGATACATAAACGACCAGTATCGCGAAGTCTTATATATTTGTTAAATATTGTTTGTGCTTCTTTCAACCAGTCTTGTAATGTTTTTAGGTCTTGTTTCATTCGTGTTTTCGTTTCTTTCCATTGTTTCACTTTGACTTCTTCTACAAAAGCCTTAATACATTCGTCTTTTAAACAATACTTTTGTAAAAATCTGATAGGTTTGAACTTTTCACGGCAATTTTTACAGCGCATTTATTGTATTTTTAGGTAATTTCCACATTCCTTTCATCCCTATATATATTTGGTGTCTATTATCGTACATCCACACCTTATTAATATACGTTATTTCCATTTTTTTATATGTTTTTATTCCGCATTTATAATAATCAGATGCGTAAATTTCACATTTAACTGAGTCAAGCAATATATAAGGAATCATTCGCTTAAGAATCTTTTTAAATTGTCTTTTTGAAGTGCATTTTATTTTCATTAATCGAATTTTATAGTGTCTTTTATCCAGTTTCTAAACTCTAGCTGTAAAGCTACTTGTTGAGTAAATATTTCTTCGCTGTTTCCGTCTTCTACTCGCAAAAGTCGGTTATCTACCTTGCGGATTTCGTCAGCTAGTATGTTAGCTTTACGTTTTAAGTCTTGTTTAAAAACGAACTGGTCGTTAAGGTCTTCGATGAAGTCGGCTAGTACTGGTAATACAGCGGACAAGGCAACTAATTTTTGGTTTTTAGTCATAAGTCTAGGTTTTTAAATTTAATTTCATTTTCAAGCTCATTAATTATTTTTTTAAGCTCACCATTTGTTTTCATGGCGTAATTTATTTCGCGTCCTATCATTCGCATTTCCATTTCTAGATTGTAGATAGTCTTTTCTATTTCTGTTAAGTCTAGTTCTACGTCATGTGCGCCTTGAATAAATGCTGTGGCGTTTGGCTTCTTTGCTTCTAGGTCTTCTCTAGTTAGGCGAATCCGTGTTTTAATACTTTGTAGTTTGCTTTTTACTAGTAAAAGCTGTAAGGCTATGTCCATTATTGCATTGATTTTAATTTGTGTCCTAAATTAGTTAGTGTTTTTACTTCTTCTTTCATTGGTGCGCCGTAAATCTTTTCGTAAACGTTAGGTGCTTTTGTAATTTGTTCAAAGTAACTTAAACGTTCTTTATCAAACCAAATTTCTATTTTTCCGATGTTTCCGTTTGAACGTGGCTTAATCTTATTAAAGTAAATTTCAGCTAGGTTAAACGTTGGATCTTCTCGGTGTACCGTTATCATACACTTACCAGAATTAAACCATTCAGAACCTCCTTTTAAATCGTATGGACTAGGTGGGTTACGTTTTCCGTTTTCCTTTTCCGTTAGTTTCGGGTGAATAATTGTGTGTAAATGCAACCCGTTATCTTCTGCTATTTGGTTTCTATAAGGTAAAACGTATTCCAAGTATTGTGCATAACCTCCAAAGTCGTTATAAGGGTGGTTTAAATCTTTCCAGCTATCAATCGAAGCCGTATGTAATTCGCCTTTCTTCTGTATTTCTACAGCCATGTCCCAAAATTGAATAGGTGTTAACTTTGCTTTTATGTCTGCACGTGTTAAAACTTTGAAGTGTTGTATAACCCAGTCAATAGCTTGTGTAATTTCGCTATCTTTAATTACGTTGCGGTCATCTGGATTAAAACTTTTACCCGTTTTTTTATGGATTAAGTCCGCTATTATTTCTACGTTGTTTCCTACATCTGGAAAATATACTAAATGTTTCCACCCGTAAAACTTTGAAGTGTTCATCAAACATTCCATTAATACTTGTGTTTTACCGCTCATTGGAAAACCAGTCCAATCCGTGCAATTACCTAAAGACATAGAGTAATGTTCGTGTAGTGACTTAAAACCTAAATACTTTCCCTTTTGGTTATAATTATCTCGGTGTTTAAATAAGTCAGTTATTACGTCGCCAGCTTCTGTTATCTTAAATCCGTTTAACTCCATGGTGCTTTCCATTTTTTAGGTTCGTTTACTTCTTGTATTGTTTGTACTTTATCCCAGAACAAACCTTGCCATCCATTTTCAATAGAATTATTAATTACGTATTTACATTGTTCATTTGAATAGCTTTCCATCTTTTTTGAAATAGTGTTTATAGTCGCTTGACTTAATGCCTTACGAATTGATTTTCTGTAATCAATCCAAGAATCTAAAATTACTTCTTTTTCATTCTTTTCTTTATTTACATTCTTGTTAGTGGTTACTTGCTGGTTATTCTTTGGTTGTTCTTTGGTTGTTTCGCTGGTTGCTATCTGATATTTTTCGTAGTTAACTAATTGAATTATAGTACCTTTCGAACTTGTTTCGCTGGTTATTTCGTTGGTTAGTTTCAACTTGTCTAAACTAGTCCTAATTTGTTGAACACTTAATCCAGTTTCAATAGCTAAAATGTCGCGACTTGTTACCACGCTACCAGCTTTTAATTCGATTCCTTTAAAACGTCTGTCTTTGTGATTAGCTTTTAATAGTAGGTGTATAAAAACACGGAAAGCGTTATTATCTGAATACCATTCCCAATCTAATATTTGTCTGTGTACTTTAATCCAGCCACTCATTCTGTAATTTATTAGTAATAAAAAAGCCACTTTAAATCCCAAGCCTTCGACCTCTTGTTCATTAAAATGGCTAAATAATACCTTAGGATTTATAATGTCGAAGGAATCCTATACAAATGTAACTATATTAATTCAATAGCTGTATCTGTTTTGTATTTATTTTCTGTGATCCATCTTTTAACTCGTCTTAATTGGTATACGTTTTCACATTCTAAAATGTCGTCTACCAGTATTCTAGTCGGTTCTTCGTAGTCCGTTTTTTGGAACGCTTCCAGATATTCTCCGATAATTGTTTCGTAGTGTTCCGTGTTCCACTTCGTTAAATCAATATGCGTTTTAATATTGTGGATTGTGGACGCATGATGTTGGTTAAATACATTTCCAATAAAAGAAAACGTGTACTTATGTTCGCGTAGCTTGTTCATTAAAAAACACTTCTTATAAATCTTTTCTTGCTGTCTTCCTTTTTGGTTTAGTTCGTCACGTTCTACGTAAAATAAAACCATGTCTAAAATTTCTTGTTGTGTCATATTAAAAAAAATAAGGTTTGTTGTCCCGATTTGGGATAAATACTTTGTAACTATTATTATAATTTTGTTCTCTTTCTCGTAGGTCAATACATTTGTGCCAGCAGTTTAATTTATGAAAATTAATTATGCAGTCATGAACTAGTAAAATTTCATCTGTTTTCAAAATAAACCATTCGAACTGAATACGTTTATGTTCTAGTAAGTTATGCAATTTCTTTTCTAGATTAGCTGAATATTTCCTATCTGGACAAATATAATAGGCTAGTAATTCAATGTCGTTATATTTTTCTTTTATTGTTTGAAACCTTGAATCTAAATTACCAGTAATTCCTATTTTAACAAAGTCCGTGTTTTTACGTCCTATTAAATAAACTACTTCTTCTTTCATATCAAATTATTTGTTTCGAAGTATTCGCCTACTTCACCTATGTTATTAAATTTAATCACTACAAATATTCTTTGTTCGTAGTCGTATCTTACTACGCTTTTATTCTTTACTGCTCGGTCAAAGTTGCATATCTTACATACTCTGTTTTTCCCCATGTCAGTTTTTAGCGTGTAGATTCTTTTATTGTCTGTGTATTCGTGTAATGGTAGCATTCTACGGCATTGAAAACATTGCTTCATGTCTTTTCAATTCTAAAGTGACCTAACAAACATAGACCACGCGTTCTTAATTCCTTCTTTTTCCAATTACACAAGGCTTTATTTTGAAATGTCCAGCTGTGAATAACATTCGACCCGCTGTAATATACTAGCTTAAACATAACGTACAGATTTTAATGATTACTAACACGGCTAACAAGCCTAAACTTAATGCGATTCCTAACATTGAACTTTCGTAGTTCTCTTTTCTTTTGTAACTCATAACTTTTGATTAAATTTAATTTCACAAATTCTTTTGTAAAGGTCTTCGTTAAATGATCCTCTAACGTGTTCGTGTGATGTTTTGCTCGTCCAGAACTTAACCATCCTTTGTAGCCTAAATACCATAGTATGTCCAATCAAATTCGTTTCTATCTAAATATTGCTGACGTTCTAACGCTTCGTTATAAAGCCACAAAGTGTTATTTCTAAACTCCTTTACAGCTTCTTGAATAAATTCTGTGTACTCGTCCGTTATTTTAAGCGTTCCAGTTTCGTCTTCTGTTTCATGGAAAAACGTACCATGCAAAGGCTTAATAGCAAAATCTAAATAAGCACCGTTGTACTCGTCGTCTAACCAATCAAAGTCACAAACAAGATTGTAATAGTATTCGCCTAAAACGTAATCTATTTCCATTTTAAAAGGCAAAATTTTGTAGTCGGTAATTTCGAAGTTATTCATAGTTATTTGTTTTTAGTTATTAGTTCTCCGTATTTCTCTAATACTGGTGATTGAACGTGTTTCTGTACGATTTGCGGAACTTTATCCGTTTTTATGTGTATTGGTTGCGTAGCTGTAAAATAACCCATTACAATCCAAAATAAAGACAATGCTAAAATAGTTCCGATAATGTCTTTTTGATTTTCATTTAAAGTTTTCATGCTTCCAAAGTTTTTAGTAAGTTGTTAATAGTTGCCCAACGTGTCACAGCTGAATCTGTTATAGGGTCATTTGCTCCTAGCTTTTCTAAACATTCTTGTATCTCGTTGTACAATTCTTGTTCTTGCGCTTTGATAATGTCAATCATTTGTTTTGCATTCATAGTAGTTAATTTTAGTGTTTGTGAATTA